TATTCGCTTCTTCGCCTGTGGCGAGTATGGCGAAAAACTTGGACGCCCGCATTATCATGCCTGTATCTTCAATCACGACTTCACCGACAAAAAGGAAATCCTTTATGAAAAAAACAAAGTCGAGAATCCCGTCTATACTTCTGAGACTCTGGCTAAGCTATGGCCTCATGGTTCTCATCTCATTGGCGAGGTAACCTTCGAATCGGCTGCTTATGTGGCCAGGTACATTATGAAAAAAAATCTCGGTCCTTCGCGTGAGGTTTATGAACGTGAGGGCTACCATCCCGAATTTACCCGAATGTCTAGGCGTCCCGGCATTGGTACCGACTGGTATAAAAAATTCAAAGATGATGTCTATAACTATGACAAATTAATTCTCCGTGGTGGTATCGAAACTAGACCTCCAATTTTCTACAATAAAAAATATGAGCTTGACGAACCCGAAAATTATGCTATTATAAAAGAGGCACGAAAAATCATGGCTTTAAAACAAGCAGAAAAAACGGGCCAACCATCACTCAAATCTAAGGAGGAAATAAAATGCCGAAAAATCAAGCAACTTTACAGGAGCTTGAATTAACCATCAAAATCTACGAAGTAAAATTAATCCGTCTTAAATCACAAGCGGATTTCTTGCGAAAGCAAGAAACCGCACAACTTGAGAGAAGCGAGAGCTTCTCGGAAAAAGGAAATAAAAATGGAAAATCCAAATAACTTCAATCAACTGCTCTGCTTCGCTATTAAAGACCTTAAAGCAGATTGCTATCACACCCCAATATGGGCCAAAAACGTAGTAGACGTACTACGCAATGCTTCAATCGAAGCAAATAACCCTCAATCTCAATTAAATCGCTTCCCTGAAGACTTCGCGATTCACTCTATCGCTAAAATGGACATGACCACAGGAATCGTCTACCCCAACCTACCTTATCCTCAACTAATCTCTCAAATCTCTGACTTAATCAAACCCAAAAACTCAACCAAAAATTCCTCTATCTAAAACCAAAAAAAAACACTATACTTAAATAACTCTAAAAAGGATAACTACAAATGAGTAGACTAATTCCCCGTCCTAGAAACCCCCAAAAAATTGAGGGTAAAACCCGTACTCAACAACAATTCAAAGATGAGGTTAACATCGGAAACATTGTCCGAAAATACCGAAAAACTGGTATTGTAACTCATCTAAACGGAAAACAACCTGTCTACGCTGACATATCAAGCGTGGACTATTCGCAGATGCGAAATCTCTTGCAGGATATTCAAATCCAATTTGAATCCTATCCTTCGAAAATAAGAAACCGCTTCCAAAACGACCCTTACCAGATGGTAAGGTTCATTGAAGACCCTTCAAATCAAGCGGAAGCTGTTAAACTGGGCTTAATCCCAGAACCCCCAAAACAGCCAAAAAATCCGGTATCATCTGAGCCGGTAACGCCCCCGGCAGGGGGCAAAGCACCATCCAATCCTTGATGTAATGGTGCTGAGTGACACCGCTCACTCAAAAACACAAAAAAAGGGGTTGCGAAAGTAACCCCAAAAACAATAAACTAAACCAAAGGAGAAATTTAAAAATGCGTCTTCCCTCTGTAATGAAACACGATTTTGCTCGGGTACCGGCTCCAAAAATTCAGCGTTCTCTTATGGACCGTTCGCACGGCCTAAAAACAACTTTTAATTCTGCCTATCTCGTACCTATCTATCTGGATGAAGTCCTCCCAGGAGACACCTTTAAGCTGAAAGCAACACTATTTGCTCGGCTCTCGACCTTTCTCTATCCTATCATGGATAATGTCTTCCTTGATACCTTCTTTTTCTTCGTACCAAATCGCTTAATTTGGAATAACTGGGAAAAATTCAATGGTGCTCAAGATGACCCGGGAGATTCCGTAGATTTCACTATTCCTATTATGCTCGATGAGGGCGTAGGTCCCGAATTTCTGGAAGGTTCTCTTGCTGATTACTTCGGCCTTCCAACTCAAGTAACAATGCAAAATCCAGCAGGAACCTATGACTATATCAATGCTCTCCCATTCAGGGCATATAACTTAATCTGGAATAACTGGTTTAGAGACCAAAATTTACAGGATTCTGCCGTTGTCGATAAGGACGATGGTCCCGATACGCTAGGAGACTATGTTCTTCTTAAACGGGGTAAAAGGCATGATTATTTCACTTCTGCTTTACCCTTTCCGCAAAAAGGTGATCCCGTTGACTTACCTATAGGAACTTCTGCACCCGTTAAAGGTGATGGTAATTCCTTATCCTTCATTAACGGAGCTTCCGAATTCTTCGGATTATATACCAATGCCTCAACTGGTGAAGTGGTCGCAACTGAAAACGGCTTTGACGTTGCTGTGGGTGCGACAGTCACTTCTGACCCTCCCGATACAGGCCTAAAAGCAATAGGTATTACTGTTACTGGTTCTGAATCCGGCCTCGTAGCTGACTTATCCAATGCTACGGCTGCGACTATTAATCAACTTCGGCAAGCCTTTGCATTTCAGCAGATGCTTGAACGTGATGCAAGAGGGGGAACCCGTTATGTTGAAATACTTAAATCTCGGTTTGGCGTTACTTCGCCAGATTATCGCCTTCAAAGGCCGGAGTACCTTGGCGGTTACTCTCAACGTATTGACGTTAGGAGTGTCGCTCAAACTTCAGAAACGATTACGACACCGCAAGCCACACTATCCGCTTATGCCACCGGACAAAGCCAATCAGGATTTAACAAATCCTTCGTAGAACATGGCTATATCATCGGTATGGTCAATGTTCGTTCTGATATTACCTATCAGCAGGGACTAAATAAACTCTGGTCCCGAAGAGAACTAACAGATTTCTATGATCCAATTCTCGCCAACTTAGGCGAACAGGCTGTATTAAATCAGGAAATCATGTATAAATACAATGATGCCGACACTCATGCCGTCTTCGGATATCAAGAACGCTGGGCAGAATATCGCTATAAACCTTCACAGGTAACAGGCGCGTTTCGTTCAAACTCGGCAATCCCTCTCGATTCGTGGCATCTTGCCACCGAATTTGCGGATATTCCTCCCTTAAACTCCGCTTTTATAGTCGATGCTCCTCCGCTGGATCGCGTTATCGCTGTTGAACTTGCAACAGCACCCCAAATCCTTCTGGATTGCTATTTCGACCTTAAATGCGCTCGCCCAATGCCGGTATATAGCATACCTGGCCTAGTGAGAATGTAATGGGCGTACCTGATGTTACTATCGCAACAGAACTTGCTGGAGGAGGCGCCAGCTCTGCTGGCGCCGGTGCTGGCGGGGGCCTTGCCTCCGCTATACCCGGTATTCTCGGGACTGTCGCATCCTCCGCATTTAATGCTTGGCAAGCTGACCAAAGTCGAGACTTTAATCGAAACATGGCTTCTACTGCTCATCAAAGAGAGGTAAGAGACCTTGTAAAAGCTGGTCTTAATCCTATACTCTCGGCTAATCATGGCACTACTGGAGCCCCCGGAGGCTCCGCTTCTGCATCCGCTGACCTAGGACAGACTATCAATCAATCCTCGGCTATGAACTTGCAGAAACAACTTAATGCCTCCCAAGTGGCTCTCCTTAATGCTCAAGCTAATGACGCAAATTCATCTGCAAAGCTAAAGGACACTCAACGCTTTAACGCTACTAACTCTTATCCGACTGAGTTAAAAATCCTTATCCAACAACTTCAAAACCTTGGTTATCAAGGTTCTGGATCTGCTCTTGAGTTGGAAGGAAAAAAGCGTGATGCCGAATTTAATAAAGGCATTGGAGGCAAAATAGCTCCTTGGCTTAATCAAATATTAAAACCTATCGTCCATCCAATGGATCCAAACAACCGAAGGAGGTGAACAAATGAAACGACAAAAAATGTCTCGCGGAAAGTCAAAAAAAAATTTCCGGAAAGGAAACGGAGTACACCCAAAAAATTCCGTGAGAATCATGCGCGGTGGCTACCGAATCTGAAAATCTATGGCCTAGTAAAAACCTCAACCAAAACCCCTTCTAATCGAAGGGGTTTTTTTAAGGCTATAAATGACTTGCTATCATCCGATGACCTTATTCCGTGCCCCTTGGTCTGACCTTAAAACAAAAAAATCCCCCATGAGGGGTATAAAACAAGGAGGAAATCCCAATGACCCTGTGTTACTCCCTTGTGGTAAATGCTGGGGCTGTCGCCTCGAACGTTCTCGTCAATGGGCTATTAGATGTTTACATGAATCTAGTCTTTATGATTCTAACTGCTTCATTACACTTACTTACAATAATGAATCTCTGACCTATGGCGCAACACGGGCAACACTTTATCCCCGTGACCTTCAACTATTCTTTAAAAAACTCCGCAAAAAATTCGGAGAAAATATTCGCTTCTTCGCCTGTGGCGAGTATGGCGAAAAACTTGGACGCCCGCATTATCATGCCTGTATCTTCAATCACGACTTCACCGACAAAAAGGAAATCCTTTATGAAAAAAACAAAGTCGA